AACTCTATCATATTTGGAATCATATACACCATGTAAACCACAGCCATTGAAATGATTATCTGTATCCACTCCCTTAGTAACTATTCTTTCATTGTTTATAATCTCTTCTCTATCAGGGAAATATCTAAGAATCTCAAATGCTAAATGATCTGTAAAGAATCTATTAAGTCCAGATCCAAATGCAGAAAGATCTTGTGCTTGATTACCTGATATTAAAAAAACTTGTCCTCTTTTAGCATCTATTGTTATTTGTCCTTGAGGAATCTTTAATAACATTTTGTTTTGACTTCCTACATATCCAAGATCAGTTTCAGCAAAATCAATTGGAGGAGCTGATCTAAATAAACTATCATTACCAAGATAGGCAGCTTGAGGATTACTAGTTTGAACAGTGAGCATTGTATTATACAAAAGACTCTTATTTTCAAATCTAGCAAGAATAGCTTTATTTTGAATACCATCTAGTGATGTTAGTTTTCCATAGTTCTGTGGAAAATCAAACATTGCCACTGGAGAATATGATAACCAGTTATTAACTCTGTTATCAGCATTCACTTCTTGCGTATCAGAATAGATTGCTCTAAATGGATAGTTTGTAAAACAAAGTTGTGCTTTCCAATCTGGAGGAAGATGTGAGAAAAAATCTTCTTTATTCTGTTTAGAAAATGTTATATTATAATAATATGTATTATCAAAAGCAATAGGCACAACACTTTGTTGAAACCAGTTATCTGGAATACCTGTACTTACATGTGGAAAGAAATCTCCCTCTTTATTATTAAATGCTTGTCTAAGATCTACATTAATAGAAGACTCACAATAGAATGAAGGAATACCATATGCAAATAAATAAAACTTTCCATCATAGAATGTCCTGCCAGGATTATTATCTTTAGGTTCTTGAGTGTTAGGACAATCAAAATTATGAGCCTTGTATGAAATGATATTTTTAAACTCAACTGTACCAGATGGATTAGTACTAGTTGTAGTAAAATCACTTAATACAGATCTAGCAGAATGCCAGTATTTTGGATAGGCAACATTACCTATCTCATCATAAAATACATCTGAATCATCAGGAGCTCCCACTCTATTATCTATAAAAAAAGGAAGCTTTGTTTTAAATGCAAATCTACTAATAAATGTATCACCACCAAATACTACATCAGTGGAATATTTAGTAAGTGAATTTAAACTTCTCTGAAAGCCTGTATCAATTGTATTATAAGAATACATCTGTCCCCATTGGTTAACAAATGTATTTTTTAAAGATCCATAATAAGAGACAACCTTTATAGGTTGTTCTTGTTCAGGAGTTAAACAATTAGCTGTTTCAGAAATAGTAAATCTTGAATAATCAGAAATAACACTAGTTCCTCCAGGTGCAAGTGTTGGTGTATCACTAGGAAAAGGAAGAGCAGGATATGAAGTTTTAAATCTTTCTGTAGCTGTCTTTAAATAAACAGAAGATTCTCTACTAAAGTTATTAATATTATAAGTGTCTCCTACATTCTGTACACCTGGAATAAGATATTGATAAAGATCAAGTTCTCTTTGTTTAATACCACTATTAGCAATACTTGCAGAATAGTCATAACTAGCTATTGAGTTAAAAGAATAAGCATAGTTTTTTCTTGTTATTCCATTTACATATATAGTGAGATAGGCTTGATATGCAGTGAACATTGCTCCTGCATTAAATGGATTAGTAATATTTGCTAATGCAGCACTAGATGTTAATGCATCACTTTGAGCTTCCTTAGTCAGTAATTTATAGAATGCATTCTTTTGAACTTTTACAAAATGAGCATTTCCTGCACCAAAAATAGCACTCTCTAATTTAAGAACACCACCTAAGAATGGTTGTCCAAAAGAAGTCTCTGGTGAATTAAATACCATTCTATATTTAGAACCATCAGTGAATCCACTTAAGTTTCCACCATCTGTATTGCAAACAAGCTTTCCTGTAGTTTTAGAAACAAAATCAACTCCTGATCCAACATTGTTTGATATGTTTATAGGAACAGTTATTGAGTTTACTTGTGGAGTTGAATTAGCATCAACCCATTCTGTATGTAGTCCATCTACAGGACTCACCCAAGAATACCTATTTCCTTTAAGAAATGCTGTATTAAGACGATATGTACTATAATTAGATAGAGAGATAGTTCCTGATGGGTCAGTAGTTTGAAAACTTGGTTTTCCTAAAGAACATATTTCAAATGAACCAGCTGAAGCAAGATATGTACGTGTTGCAGGTTGGTTAGTATTACAATCTATATAAAGTAGAGTGTTGTTAATATTAGGAGTTATTGTATAAGTTTGACATTGTGCAGTGTATGAATTACTGTCTGAAAGAAGAAATGGATCTTTTTTAAGATCATTGTATGGATAGTTGGGATAGAAGAAATTAGTTTTCTCTCTTGTATATTGACCAACATTTCTTAATATACCTTTAGCAACAATAGATTTATTTGTACTTCTATCTCCTCTTACAATCTTATATGCAGCAATGTCTGCTTTTTGATCTGCTGTTAAATTTGATGAGCCAATTAATTGACTTATTTGTTGAGGGTTTATTCTAACACCAATAGGATAGACAGCATCAGCAGTTTGTATCACTGGTGCAAGTTGACCTCCACTATACACTAATGTAGGAGTTTCAAATATAGGACTAACTAAAACATCAGGAAATTTATGATGTCTAATAGGAGTGTTAGCAAGAGTTCCCCAAACATCTACATTACATGGATAAAGTTCTGTTGATTCCCAATAAGCAAATTCACCATACTGATATGGTGTGGCATTTCCAATTGGATCTCCTAAAGCAGCTCCAGTTACAGATGCTGTATTATATATTTTCCAATACGGACTATATCCTGTATCTCCTTGATAGTAAGTTGGTTCACCTATAAAGTCTGGATTAGTTGTAGGAACGTCTGGTTGAGAGAATTCGTTAAATCCCATCACTCTTCCTGGAATATGAAATCCATCAGTTTGTTTACCATTTCTTAAAAGAAAAACAATCTCAAATGCATACACCTCATCTCTAAGATAACCTCTTAGATTTGTAGCATTAAGAGCATTTGAATAATTTTCTGTAGCTGGAATTTTATAAGTTTCCCATTGAAGAGAAATCTGATTTGCAATACCCTGATAGTTAATTCTATCTATAGAGGTAAGTTGATCCCATACAAGTATGTCTTGAACAGCTGTAAGATCTTGAGCAATTTCATAATATGGATATTTTTCAAATATATCATTAATAGTCAGTTTTATTTGTGTTACATTCTGACCAGTGTATGTAATGTTTCTATTAGCTTGATCAATAAAATATGTGCCTGCTAATTCTACAGAAGAAATAGCATTAACAGTTTTAATTACTGCTAAATTAAAATATTGCCATTGTCCTGTAACATCTAAATTGCTGACATTTAATACAATAGATCTACCCACTTGATAATTAAATTCAAGTGTAGTTATCTGAGGATTAGCAATAGGAGTTGGATTAGTGACAGAATAATAAGAAGTGTATGGATTACCAGCTGCATCAGAATATTGTATAGCAAATTGATAAGTGCCAGCAGTGAGATCTCCCCCAGTGTCAATATGTGTAATAGCTAAATTAGGAATACTGAAATTAGGTTGCATCTTGAGTTGATTACAATCAATTTCATTTAAATAAGATGGAGTACAGAGAGTGGCCCCAGGAGCTATTATATATGGAATGTTATTAAGATCTAAATATCTTCTAGGATTAAGTCCATCAGTCCAGTAGATTTCTGTTGTACAATTGGTAATCTTGTGTACAATTTTATGTATAGGATAATCTATATTAAATGCTAAACAAGGAGCATCTATGTAAATATGATAGATGCAATCATTGTTATCCATATATCCAATTTGAGATCCTCCTGTTCCAGGATTCACTAAAAAGAATATATGTTTATTTTGTTCAGCAATAAAATGCTCACCTATCAAATGATAATTTGTAGGAAAGAGTAGGCAAAATTCATTCCCTGGCTCATTCTGATAATTAACAGAGTTTGAGTCAAAGTTTTCAACAGCAGCATTTAATGCATACGTGAGTTTACCTTTAGGAATCTGATTAACAGTTTGATCTAAATTTAAACCTGTAGTAGCATTATTATATTCTGGTATAACATTGCCAGCTTGATTATTATCTTCTCCAGCCATATCTATTAGTTCTGTTTGGTAATTCGTACATGTTCAATCTATTCAAATCTTGTGTAACTCTTCTTTGTTTAGCGTACACATCTTGCTTCTTAATTTCAATATCTGCCATAATAAAGGCTTCTTCTGAAAGTTGTTTATAATAAACTAGCTTCTGCTGAATCTGTTGAAATGTTTCATCATTCACCTGATTAGATAAAGTCTCAAACATTTTATATTTAATAAATGCTTCTATATATTCCCTTACACGAAAATTATCAGGAATCATTTGATTACCTGCTGTGTCATATTCATTAGCATAAAATATAATTTGAACTACACCTCTTTGAAAGTTTGTAACAAATTTGTTATCTCTAATGTCAAATGAATCAACAGAAGAAGATCCTGGAGATGATGAGTTATTAGCAACACCATTGTATCCATAAGCTTCTGGATTATTGTTATAATCTAAAGAACAATTTCTTCTAGCAGATATGTTTCCTGGCTTAAGTAGATAGGACTGTGTGAAAGATCGTGCTACTTGATTATTTGTTTTATATACAGTTTGAATTAATTCAGGCATACATTCTCCACCACACTGAGGATCGGTACATCCAACATTAGAACAAGCAGGTCCCCCATATGTAATTGGAGAAACTTGTATTGTTGTTTGGGATGCAGCTTGAGAATAAAATGAATTTGCTGATTGATATGGATATTGAGGAACTTCTGCACACATCCATGCTTCTCTCATAGCAAAGAAGTTATCTGGAAGTCTAGCCTCATAACCCTCTATATAAAGAATTTGTTCAGCTATAACATATGAACTTCTGCCTAACTTCCTAAGACATTTGTCTGCATAAGTTGGGAACATTAGATCATCTATTGCTCCAGTGTCAAAATAACTTTTTAATTCTTCCTTTACGGTTGAATAAACTATTTCAGGAGTTGTAAAATTGTATTTGTAGTAGTATGACATTTATATATTATTTTCGCCATTCAGAATAAATATGTTGATATTTTTCATCAGTGTTAATGTAATGTGCCAAGAGTCTTGAGGTGGTACGAGAGGGTTTAAAATACCAAAACTCTAAATGTTTTATTCTTGCACGTTCTTTGAACCAAACCCATCCAAAGAAATAACCTTCAGTGTGGTAATTAAAATTATATATCACTTTACCTTTTGCTTTAGTCTTTTGCCAATCAATAGGAAGATTAATGAATTCTTTTCCATTATTTGTTTTTATCTTCTTTCTCTTCTTCTTATTGATTGAGAATTCTCCAAAACCAAAAGGGAGCCTTGCTCTCTCTCCAGTTTCTAATATATAATTTTTGAAAGACTCATTGAAAGAATAAACGATATTCTTCCACTCATCAAATGTAATTTTAATTGATGGATGCTTTTTGCAGAAATTGTTGTAGTTTTCTTTACTGGAACTTCTCCAGTCAGTTTTTACTCTCATTACTGTTTACTTACTTGATCATCTTTATTATCAGATGTTTTATCATCATTGATTCTAAAATATGTAGCAAGAAGCTTTTGTGATGTGAGAGCTAACACCTGGTTTTGCAAATATCCAGGTAGGGCATATTCTTTATCAAGAGGATTTTTACAAAAGTCTTCAAGATTGGGTTCATGTCCACCACAACCACATTCAGGATACATTACTTCATTAGGAACATCTTCTTCAAATAAAGCAGAAATTCTTATTGCTTTTAATAAAGGATTGTTAATATATAGATAATCATTCTGAATCCAATAGTATTCTTCATTCTTAATGATGGGAAGTTTTATTAGATTTACATATCTATTGATTGTAATTTCTTTTAATTTCTTACCAACACCACTTAATGCATTTATTGAATAAACTCCTTGTATAATATATTGATAGTTTCCCTCAGCTATACGTGGAAGTTTAAATCTACTTCTTCCAATTGAACAGGGATCTACATATTCACAACATTCAGAAATAGAGACTTCCACCATCTCTAAACAAGGAATGGTGGTAAACAATGTATCAGTAGCCCAAAGCTTTCTGAGATTTGTTTCTCTCTTAACTAATAATAAAGTGTTATTTCTAATCTCAGATGCCACCACTCTATCAGTGATGAGGTTATCTGTTGATAACAATTTGTGCATTGAACGCACATCTGAAACTACTTTTCTTAATGTTGCCATTATAAATATTGTTTGAATATATTTGTCATTCCATCAAATTCATCTATTAGGAATGCTGTAACTTCTGCTTTGGACATTGTGTGACCGTTCTTATCATCCCAAAGACTTTTAGCGTTTGAGAAAGAAGGAATTTGATAAAACTTAATTCCATTAAAATCATGACTCACTTCATGATGTTTATCTCCAGTGAATATGTAGAAATTGGAATGATCACTCCAAGAATCTCTATATTCCATTGGAAACAATGCTGCAAGTTTAGCTGGTTTAATTGCATCTCCATGATTAAACATTAATGCTGATTCACCATAGCTTACGTATTTTCTATATTTAGGAGAACCATCAAATGTAACTCTAGGTTCATTTCTAAAATATGTTTGTAACCAACTAACTAAATGCCATCCTACATATTCATCATGATTTCCAGCTACATATATAATTTCTACATCATTTGAGTATTGTAGCAACAGTGATGTCATTAACACCTCATGTTCACAGATTAGTTTAAATGAATCTTGATATGAACATATGTTCTGTTGAGGAGTTCCTTTGGTGGTCATATTTGTCCACTCACTATTAAACTCATCAGAACCAATTATATATTTAATTTGAGAAAGATTATTAGACATATTAGCTTGTGCTAATATAACTTCCACCTTATACATGATAGTTGCAAATCTATCATAAATATTATTATTTCCATCTATATCATGTTTGTTTAGATGGCTATCTTGTTTATTGATAATAATACAACCATTTCTTTTTGCTGGAGTATATTTTACCTCAACCATTTCTGGAGAGACTGGTTCATATGTAGATAGGAATTCTACAAATGCATCCTGAAAAACTTCTTCTGTTTTCTTCTTACCTAACCAAGCTTTAACTTGCCAATGAGGTGTTTCGCCATTACCCCAATAGTTCTGGACATATTTAGTTATTTCCCATTTAGATGTATCAATATTACATTTTTCAATCAATTCATCTAGACTCTTAATTTCATTCTTGGAATTGATAACAACTTCTCCTGTTCCCTTTATAAGATCTTCTTCATATTTTAATATCTGTTCCTCTAGTTCATTAATATAAACTCCAACCTCAGCATCATCTTGTACAGTTTCTCTATTTCTTAATTCATTTAATAATTCATCAACCTCATTTTCTGTAATTCCAAGCTTTTCAGCATAGAACTTTTTACTTTTTTTCCAACCTAAAAGTTTTTCAAGTTGTTGTAACAGTTGTTGATTTTCTGACATATTTAGTTTAGTTTAGTTAAATTAGCCCAAAGATACGTATTAATTTTTATATTTACCAAATTAATTTAACTTATTTAGTTATATAGTTTAATCAAGTTGGTTATAAATAAAAACTCCCAGAGTAGAAACTCTAGGAGATAAACCCTGTAAAACCAATAAAACAGAGTTTTTTATTATTTATAGAGTCTCACAAAGACCATATCCTGTTATTGTATATGTGTTACCACCCACTATTATATCTTGTGGATTAGTTACTATTGTCTGACCTGCTATTACTAAATTTGAAAATTTTCTACTTTGCCAGTCATTATGTGGATTACCACTAAGAGCTACAAAGACATAACCAGGAAATCCAGTATTTAGTGTAGTTGCAAAGGTGCCTGTATCAGACATCACTGAACATCCTGTATCAGTGTATCCTTGAACAGTACCACTAACACTTAAAGAATCAAGTAAGGTTCCAGGGAACACTACATCTATGTATGCTGTATAATCTGGTTTATCTTGTGTACGAACGTTTATTGTTGCTTGAACAGGTGGTAGAGTAGTGGTAGTTGTTGTAGTGATAGTTGCCAATGATATATCTATATAATTTGTACACGTAGCATTAGATTTAACTCTTATAGTTGTAGTGGAATTTGGAACTAAATACGATGTATATCCAGCTACAAGAGAAGATTTGGCTATACCTGTTTCAAAGGCTGCTGTATATCCATCTACATTTGAATATAGATTAAAGTTTCCTGTATCTGCCCCAGCAGTAGTTAGTGTTATTATAGCTGTTAACATATTATTTATTTATTTATTTGGTTTATTAAAAAGAACGAATAGCACGAACATTTAATGGATTACCTTTACTAGCATAATTTTGATTACCGCTAGAAAAATTCTGGAAAAACGCTTGGGTAAATCCACCATCAATAGTGTTTTCTTGTGTAGAACTCCAATATGAATCAAGAGTAAAACCACCAATTGCCACTCTATTTAAATAAAGTTTATTCAATTCATCTTCACTTGGTAAGTACCAATCGGAATACCCTCCTTGAACCAAGTCTCCACAGAGTCTAGCAGCAATTCCTGCTGTTGAATCCACAGCTATTATATTAATTGTGTTTTGGTTTCCTGTTCCTATTAGATTGCTAGTAGTTACATGACTACCAACTCCAGATGTCCATATAGCAGAACTAGAAATATCAGCAACTGTTGCAATTAAACCATGTGTTTGTCCTGAAATATATCCAGGATCACTAGGTTGTAAAATATATGCTAATTTACCCCCTCCATAAGCATCTCCTATTGTATAAGGAAATATTGTACTAGTTGTAGTTGTAGTAGTAGGAGGTATTGTAGTAGTGGTTGTAGTAGTTGATGTACTAGTTGTAGTTGTAGTTGTAGAAGAAGTAGAAGAAGTAGAGGATGTTGTTGTAGTTGTAGGACCATATGCACACTGCTGCACTAATGCACAAAAAGCAACTTGTAATGCTGGATTAGTAGCAATACCTGTTAAAATTGTATTTATTAAAACATCACTACTGAGAGCTACGTCTATTTTCTGTAATGCTACAGTGAGAGAGTCGTTAGTGTTAATTCCTGTACTTGGTAAGTTTGGTCCTGAATATATAACAATATCAGAATTAACTGGACAAGTCAAAGATTCACCACAACATCCTTTTGGATAAAATGCATAAATCTCTGGACCATAACAAGGCATTCCTGGTAAACAAGACATAGGAAAATTAATTTAAGGGGTAACTGTAGGAATGTACATTATGTAATAACAAGCAAGAGCAGGTTGAGCATTACTATGTGCAAGTCCACCACCAAAAGAACTATTAACTGTTGTTGTAGCCACTGTTACTCCTGTAGTAGATGTAGTAGTTTGAACATTATATGGACTCTCATTAGTAATTCCTATAGTACCAGAAGCACCCCATTGTTGTGGAGTATGTCCTGCAAAGTGATGGTGACCAGGGTCTGTTACAACACTTGTACTAACTGCATTGTGTGTATGTGCAGGAATTTGTGTACCGTCTAATGTAATAGAATTTGAACCATACGTATTTCCTACAGCATAATTAAAATTATATACAGAAGATGCAGGGTTGACAGCAGCAGATAATGCAGGTCCAGGAACTAATTGTATAGCACCTACAGGAACACGTCCTCTTTTATCAGGAGTTCCATTTAAACCATTACATAAATAGATATCTTGAAAACCAAGTAGTGGATTACCAACACCTGTAGAATTAAAATAAGAAAGACTTCCGTAATATTCCACAACTGTATATGGAACCATTCTTGTATAATATTGTGTACTAGTAGTTGTACCATTAATGTAAGCTTGAATTAATGCATCAAGATCCGAAAGCTTTACATAATTTGTAGAAACGTTTAAAGCAAGAGCTGTAAGACTAACATCTATTTGACAAAGCTTTGTAATTATAGCTTGAACAACTGCATGTGTATCAGAAGAACTAGTTACACCTGTAAGACAACCAACTGAATAATCAGCATTTAAGATAGCAATATCAGCAGCAACTGCATTAACTTGTGTTTGAAGACTACAAGCAGACTTAATTAAAGCCTCAAATAAAGAAACAGCAGTGATATCACCACAAGTTGGTAGGAAGCTATTAACTAATGCACAATAGCTTGCTGGAGGTATAGTGATGACAATACCTGTTCCATCTAATGTAGATGTTAGAAAGGTAATCAATGCTTGTTCAACATATGATAGAGAGTCACCAGTTTTAATTCCTAAAACAGGAACATCTAGTCCTGTATATCTTACACATTGATCTGAGACAATCTCAGTACATCCATTATAACAGTTCGAACAATTGCTCATTTATTATAGTTTATTTATTAATTAAAAGTTTTACTTTACTTGCTATCATCTTCACTGAATAATGAACAGCATAATCTGGGTTACAATACTTGTATGTTAATATTCTTTTGTAGTTTAATAAATCACCAATCACTACATCAGGAATGGGTCTGTTCAATATAAATACAATATTGTTATATGCATCATTAGCAAGAATTGATAATTTGCAATCAATGTCTGCAAGAAGTGCAGGTATACTAGAACATTCTATACAATTCGTAAGCCTTGGTGATAACATCATCTTTAAATCTTTTTATTTGATTAGCAGCATAATTACATGCTGAACACATTCCATTTACTAGTTGACATCCACAGCCAACTTGAACTCCACATGCTGTACAGTTTGCCATATTAATATAAATTATTGTTTACGTAATTATTACCTGTGCAACAACAGTTATTTTTTATAAAGTTATTTAACATATTATTTGCTTGAGTGTATAACTTATTTGATGTATCTACAGCACAAGTATTAGCAGCAGCAATAGATCCTTGTATGAAATAATAGATGCTGTTAAGATTAATTTTTTGTTGTTTCCTAATAGCAAGATCACATTCCATCATATCCAATTTCATAAATGCATTATCGAACTTTTCTTGAATAACTTCAGTACGCATAATTGTTCTCTCTACATAATTTACATATGCAGGAGTAACAGAATATCTTAAATAATATACACCATCTGGTAGAGGTAGCAAAGGTTCACCCACTGCTGTAAGTCCTAAAGATGTAGAATTAAAAATATTAAAGTCATTAATATTAAAAGGAAGAGAAACCACTTTAAAACCTGGAACAGTTATTTCAATAGTGGGAGATGTTACAGCAGGGACAACTGGATAGGTAGATGCATCAGCAATACCTAATGTTAAAGTATTATAAGTAGGTACTACTAATATTTCTAATTTGAGATCTGCCATATTTTTTAAAATAATAATGCCAGAGGAATTTGAGTTTCCTCTCACCCTCTGGCATAGGTTATATGATATTAATTACCTTTCTTCTTATGGAATCAAAGTAGTTGTTGTTGAAGTAGAAGGCCAAACAGTAGTTGTAGTACTAGTAGTTGAAGTGATAGGAGCACTATCATTAACTGGAGTACCTAAAGCAACTGACAACAAAGTTTCAATTGCACCACTCAAAGATTGAGGAGCAGCAATAATAACCATTGAATCTTCATGAATATAATCTCCCCATTGATAAAGAGATTTATCCCAGTTGTTAAATTTAATGTAAAGAGTGTTGTAAGTGGTACCATCGGTAACCCAGCTTTCAAAGTTTTCGTTGTAACCAACCATTCTGTAAAGATGCTTCAAATAACCAGCTTGGTAGCTATAGAAGTTCTTTTCTAATTGTTGAATTTCAGCAGAAGTACCAGCAACATAAGAAGCACGTTGTGTGATAACAGGGTTAGCGATAATATTGCAATTATCAGCAACAATGAAATCAGCAGTAGTTGCAGGTCCAGGATAGATGAATGTACGGAAGTACATACGATCATATTCCCAAGGGAATGCAGCAACATCACAAGGTTGACCATACTTAGTTAAAGGTTTACCAGAGATAACTAATTTAGCACTAGCATCATTACCAATACGTTGGAATTGATAGAAAGTACTGAAAGAAATGTTGTCTGGGTTGTTACCTGGAGCTTTCAAATTTAATTGATAAATCAATCTGTCAATCAAAGCAGGAACATCAACCTCAGCACAAGGATCAGCACCACATGCAAGACAAGGAGCTTTCACAGTTACTGAACGAGTGAAACCATTGAAATACAAAGTGTCAATGTAACTAGAATGAGCACGTAAGGTTAAAGTTACATCAGTACCAGGAGTAACGTGAAAGTTAATAACTTCAGTTACTTGGTTAGAAGCAACAGGAGAACCTGTAACCTTATACCATTCAGTTACGTTAGCAGCAGAAATCTTATCAGATCTTTTGCTTCCTTGTAAGTAAGTATTTGTTCTACCTTGAGCTAAGTAGAAATAAGGACCAGTTGCTATATTACCAGCATTGGCAACAGCATAGGTGTTAGTGAAAACACCAAATTGACCAGCGGTCAAATTCTGAGTAGAACCAGAGCTAGGGAGTGTGTTTCCTACTGGAACTACGAAGAGGGTAGTTAATGAAAAATCAGCCATTTTATTTTAATTTAATTGTTTACTCGTTTGTTTGTATTCTATATTGTGCAGACTGTACAGCAGGAGCATTCTCTGTATACATTGCAAGATTTTGTACTGTAAGGTCTAGAAGTTCATCTTCCAGATATAATTCTAATTCACAGTCTTGATCAAATGATGGTTCACCATCTAACATTATATATCCTTCTTTATTTATATATTTAGGATATCTCATGTAGCTCAAATATATTTTAGTTGGTGTAAATGTACCATCTGTAAATATACTTATCTCATCTGAAGAAAGAAAGTTAAATGTTTCTTGATATTCAAATGATGGTTTATAATGATCATTTGTTAATATGAGAGAAAGATCACCATGCTTTGCTAATTCTCTATTAATCCAAAGTTTCCTATCTTTACATCTTCCTTTATCAGCCAATACATAACTATCTATATAGAACATGTATTTAGGTACTAAAACATTTGTTGGAGCAAACCATTGATTTAACTCAAGGTTCTTTATCTTTAAATCTAAAGGTTGGTTATTGTAAGTAACTACAAGACTTTGAAGATCTTCATAACGCTTTTTAAAAGCGTCAAGTCCTAATCCTGAAATTGTACTTTGACCATCAACCTTTTGTTTTATCAGCTTTATCTGAGCTTCATTTAAAGCTAAAATTTTATCTTCTAAAGGAATTTGCTGATGTTCGTTTGTTGATAGTTTATTTAATTTCTGATCGATCTTATATAATAAACTATCTACTGGTATCATATCGAAGCGAGTTTCTTTGTTTTAAGTTTTCCTTCTAATGTGAGCAACTCATCTTGGTTATCATCATCAGCAAGGAATTTAATCAATGCATCTTCGTCAACAGCTATTTCATAATCACCCTCATAAATTCTACCATTAGGTTTTACTCTATATACAGAATGAGTGACAGCTTGTTTAACAAGATCTCTAATATGGAGCAAGTTCTCTTTCATGTCTGCAAATCTATTAAATACTTCTACAGTTGAAAGTCCTTGGAATTTACCACCTTTGAATTCTGTTTCTTTCAAAATATTATCCACTAGGTTGTATACAACTTCTTCTTTACTATCATCTGATATTGGAAGTCCAAGAAGTCTTGCAACTTTCTTTTTCTTCTCTGGAGTCATTGCATCAAATTTGCTAATTGCTTTATTGATCAATTGTTTCTTCTTAAATAGAATTGCATTTTCAATCTCATCGTCTGCAACATAAAACTGAATGTCAGCAGGATAGTCACCTCTTTCCCAAGCCTGATAGCTAGAAGCAATAGTTGGATGAACTCTCAACCATGCAAATGCTAGTTCTTGGAAAGGATTACTTAAATCATAATAATTATCACCATCTGTAAGTTTAACAGCTTGTACATGTAGTACATCTTCTGTTGAAGTAGACATTCCGTAATTCCAGAAAGATGATCTAGGTCCTAGGTTAACATCACCAAGAGCTGTCTCTAACTTTGCTTTTAATTCTGTAACTCTTTCAATTTCCATCTCTCTTTCAAGAGGGTCAGAAATACGTCTAATATATCCAGCATTAGCATCTAATCCTGTTCTATACTGACCATCAAGTTCTTTGTAAGGATACTTAAATACTCCTGTACCAGGAATTCTTGTTAAGCCTTTGGTAGCAAGTCCACCTTGCATAGTTTGCAGTTGAGAGTTATTATACTCTTTCTTTAGCGTTGAGATTTTTCCAATCTTGCCCATATGTAGTTATTTTATTTGGTTTTATTAGCAGGTAAATTCTCATCGAAGAGATAGCAATTGAAAAACATATTCCAATTCAATTACCTGTAGTTTAAGGAGGGCTCCCTAAAGGTGGGAGTTAAAGGGAGCCCTTCTTGGTAGGATTTATTAGAACTGAGGTATTTCCTCAATCAAAACTGTACGAGATAAATCTTCAATGAAAACATCACAACGATCTTTCATCCAGATTTCGTATCCAGGGAATTTGTTAGCACTAGACATACCTTGAGATTTTGCAAATCCTAAGTGGTGACGAGTACCATCAATATAACCCCAAGTCATAGAAGGAGCACCTTTCATTCTTACTTCACGAATGTTGTTGATCATAGAACCATCACTCATTGGACTAACATCAAACACCATAAATACTGGAGTGCTCTTTTTGTTCTGACCAAATTCAAGATTGCTCTGTGGAAGATCCAACTCTTTCAAGTGAATCAATTCAACACGACCAGTTTCACGTGTAACCATTGCATCAAATGCAAAGTTATAAGTGATATGCTGACCTTCACCCTGCATGTAACGATTACCGCTATCTGCCATGAAAGTAAGACCTGAGTTAAGAGCATCTGTTTTCAAAGCTTGTTGAAATACATCAAATCCAGCTTCATTTGTATACATCTTAACCTTACGATCTTTAACATCAACCCTACGGTAGAATAGATCACCAAACACTGAACGAATCAAGTTAGCAGTAAATTCACCACGATTGTATTGTACTAAGTTACCATTGTTACGCATTCTGTGGTAAACACCAGCAGATGTACGCTTCAACTCTTGTTTAGAACCATTAGTCTTAACAGTACCTGGTTTGCTCCAGATCATACGTTTAACCTTTAATTCTAACATAGATTTACGCATCCAGAACTCAATGAATGGTTCCCATTTAACATCATTACGAGTTAAAGGAAGTTGATTTCTACGTTGAGGAGCAT